GAAATGAATCCTACTACTACTTTTATCTTTGAGAATGAATTAGGAAAACCAATACCAGGAACACTACCACGTAAATGGCTACAACAAATTGTCAAAGATTCGGATGTGCGTCCGATTAGGATCCACGGCTTCCGACATACACATGCCAGTCTATGCTTCGAAGCTGGAATGACACTCAAACAGGTCCAGTATAGACTTGGACACTCAGATTTAAAAACAACCATGAACATCTATACGCACATCACCAGAGAGGCTAAGGATGACATTGGTGAGAAATTCGCAAACTATATTGATTTTTAAACAAATAACAAAAAAAGCAGACCCTTTGGATAAAAAAGGGTCTGTTTTTGGGTCTGTTAGTTTCAAAAAGGTTCAAAAAAGAATAGAAAGTATAAAACAAAAAACGTTGTTTTTACAACGTTTTAGAAACTTTTAGAAAACTTTAGAAAGTATATATGGAGCCGGTGGGAGTCGAACCCACGTCCAAACACCTGCCAGCATATTTGTCTACAACCATAGGTTATGTCTTATTTTAACAGCTACATGACACATAACTCAAGCCCTGTACCTGCGAGTCTATCACTCTCTTATCTAACTCCTAGACAAAGTTAGATCGTATCTCGCTAAAATAAAGACCTGTCATCAAACACGAGCGATTCGAATCGGGTCACGCCTGCTGGTGTTTAGGCAGCTAAAGCGTAAGAATTATTATTTTTTGCAGTTATATTTAACTGGCGTTTTACATCCGCTAGATGAGTTGCAAAATATGCCTCATAATGCCTGTCGAATCCGTAACGACCCCAAAACGAATACCATTAGTATATCAAAATCTAGCTAAAAATGCAAAAGAAAAAATTGAACAAAGAAGCCTTCTGAAGAAAGATCCTTGTTCAATTAGCTATCATTATTGAAGATTCAACTTATACTTGCTGATATAGTGAACCGTAAAGTACATAGAAACAATTTTAATCGCTTCATAGATGAGTCCTGGGATGAAGTCAATTCCAAAATCATCGGTAGTACTAGACATCGTACCGATTAGATTAAATATGTTTTCTAAATCTCTAAAAGGATTGACAATTGTACCGATGATACTTAAAACAACCCACAATAAAAAACCAAATAAAATTGCTTTAAGACCACGACGATTTTGGAAGAGTTGACCAAGCGCAATCGATACATAAAACATCAAAATTCCTGAAGCTGTTGTAACCATTATCCAGACGATCTGCCATAGGGTAAAAGAATGGCTCAAGATAGAAAGGTAGTTATCCCAAATAAGAGAGAGATCTTCACCTGTTACAGAACCCATGACTAACAAAGTCACAATACCACAGATATAGAGAAGAACAAAGCAGTAAATGCTCGCTATCCAAGCTCCCAAAAATTTAGACAAGAGAATCGCATGGGGACTGGCTGGAAGGGTCCAAGTCAAGTAGCCTTCACGTCCATATAAGTTCGTATAGAAACGCCGGATAATAATATAATAGTTACTGAGAAAGAGAACAATCAAAATTCCAAAAATGAGAATAAAAAGAATCCCAATAATCGTTTCCAGCATTTGGTTTTCCAAGAAGTTGGCATTTGATGCATTACTTCCACCAATGACACCTACTAGAACTGATAAACCTAGGACAATCAAAGTCATCAACAAATACCATTTCGCTGTTGATTTAAATTCGTATTTTAATAATTTACCAAACATGGGGTCCTCCTAATAAACACGGAATTGATCACGGAAGATCTCATCGATTGATTTTCCGTGCTGATTGCGTAAAACAGTCGTATTTTCATGCAAGAGGATTCTTCCTTGGTTGATGAAAATAGCCTCATCCAAAACTTGCTCAATATCAGAAATCAAGTGAGTAGAGATCAAGACAGAAGAATTTGGACGTCTATTCTGAATAATGGTCCGTAAAATATAATCACGCGCTGCTGGGTCAACCCCACCGATTGGTTCATCGAGAACATACAAGTCAGCTTCACGGCTCATCACCAAAATCAATTGCACTTTTTCCTTGTTTCCTTTTGAAAGGCTATTCAATTTTTGATTTGGAAGCAAGTGTAAGTCATTGAGCAATTGATAAGCACGTTGGACATTAAAATCAGCATAAAAATCTTGAAAATAACGAATGGCATCGTTAATTTTCATATTTTCGTTCAAATAAGTTGTATCTGGTAAATAAGAAATAACTTTTTTAGACGCTGGGGATGGCAATTGTCCATGGATATAAATATTACCAAGACTTGGTTGCAACAAACCATTAATCAGTTTAATGATAGTTGTTTTGCCACTACCATTGGGACCTAAAAGCCCAATAATACGGCCAGGTTGGATGTTCAAACTAACATCCATAAGAGCAACTTCGTGCCCATAATTCTTTGTCACATGGTCCAAGTAGACCAAAGGATATTGATTCATGTAAATCTCCTTAATGTTCTATTTATGTTATTATACCGTTCACTTTTAATGTTTGCAACTTTATCTGAAAATTTGCAAAGAATTTGTACGCAATCATTCTGAATCAAGTGCCTATTTAAACAAACAAGAGGTTGGAAACATTCCCAACCTCTTGTTATTCTGAAAGATAATCCCCTATTGATTGGAGAAGGTTTTAACTAATGCCGAGAGCAATCCGTGCATAGCGGCTCATCTTTTCAACCGTCCAAGCCGGATACCAGACGAGTTTCACGTCCACCGTTGATACTTCTTCAACTTCGGTTAAAACATCATGGATTTGATCCGTTAGCAGATCTGCCAATGGGCAGCCCATGGTCGTTAAGGTCATATCGATAATGGTTGCTCCAGTTTCACCATCAAAATGGATCTCATAGACAAGACCTAAATTGACAATGTCAATCCCAAGCTCAGGATCGATTACCTCTTCCAAAGCATTTAAGATTTTATTTTTAATTTCTTCAATTTGCTCAGTTGTATAAGCCATATGACACTTCCTTTTTTACTAGTTTACTCTCGCCAGACCTAGGTCGCTTCTTCATTTCTAGGTGGCCGTTAAAAAGGTCCCTCAGACCAGCATCGCTTTTGAATTTCTTGGCTCGGATTAAAAAGGTCCACCGGACCTGGGGCGCTTCTTCATTTCTAGGCGACCGTTAAAAAGGTCCACCGGACCTAGGTCGCTTTTTCATTTCTTGGCGACCGTTAAAAAGGTCCACTGGACCTGGGTCGCTTCTTCATTTCTAGGCGACCGTTAAAAAGGTCCACCGGACCTTTTTAATCCTCAATAAAGTCACGCAATGGTTTGCTTCTGCTTGGGTGGCGGAGTTTGCGGAGGGCTTTGGCTTCGATCTGACGGATCCGTTCACGGGTCACGTTAAAGACTTTGCCCACATCTTCCAAGGTCCGCATTTTTCCATCATCCAAACCGAAACGGAGACGAAGCACGTTTTCTTCCCGATCTGTCAGAGTATCGAGGACTTCATCCAACTGTTCACGTAGTACCACTCGAGTGGTGTAATCTACTGGATTTTCAATCACTTCGTCTTCGATGAAATCTCCCAAATGGCTATCATCTTCTTCCCCGATTGGAGTTTCGAGAGACACAGGCTCTTGAGCAATCTTCAAGATTTCACGCACCTTGTCTGGTGTCATATCCATACGTTCAGCAATTTGTTCAGGTGTTGGATCTTGTCCCAATTCTTGCAAGAGATTGCGTTGTTCACGGACCAACTTGTTAATAGTTTCCACCATGTGAACAGGAATCCGAATGGTACGAGCTTGGTCTGCAATGGCACGAGTGATAGCCTGACGGATCCACCAAGTCGCGTAAGTAGAGAATTTAAATCCTTTGGTATAGTCAAACTTATCAACGGCCTTCATCAAGCCCATATTTCCTTCTTGGATCAAATCTAAGAATTGCATCCCACGACCAACATAACGCTTCGCAATGGAAACAACCAAACGAAGGTTGGCTTCTGCAAGACGTTGCTTAGCTTCCAGGTCTCCTTGTTCCACCAAGATGGCCAATTCTTGCTCTTCTTCATTGGTCAAAAGTGGAACGACCCCAATTTCTTTCAAATACATCCGTACTGGGTCATTAACCTTGGCAGAGTTGCTTCCAAGCAATTCCTCATCTGACAGTTCTGGTTCTTCTTCGTTGTTTAAGACCCGGGTACTTGGATTTCCTTCTTTATCTGTGATTGAAATCCCTGCATCCTGAATCCGTTGCAAGAGATCTTCAATTCCGTCTGCATCCAGTGTGAAAGGAATAACCAACTTGTCATTAATTTCATCATCTGTTGCAGTCCCGCTTTGCTTGTGGCTACGGATAAATTCTGCAATTTGAACGTCCAATGTTGTAATATCTTTTTGTTCTTTAGCCATTCCTACTCCATTCTTCTTTTTTGAGCGATCAA